CGTGCAGTTGCGGCGGCTGACCTCGCTGGAGCACGCCGCCGCCGAACATGCGGCGCGTCGCCGGCTGCTCGATCTGCGCCGCGGCGAGGATGTGCTCGACGAGTATGGGCTGGAGCACCTGCCCGACCCGCTCTCCGATCTCAATGTGGCCGCCGGCCTCGGCGAGCTGATCGCGCTCACCGAAATGACGGTGCGGGCGGTGATCAGCTGGGAGGGCGTGCTGAGCGAGGAGGGGCCGGCCGCGCCCACCCGTGCGGTGGTGATGCAGCTGCTGCTGCAACCCGATTTGCGCCGGGCGCTCACCGCGGCTCTCACCGAGGCCAGCCAGGTGCTGGTCGCGGAGGGAAACGCCTGCGCCGGCTCGGGCACTGGCTCCGGGCCGGCGGTGAGGGCGGCGGCGTCGGCTACTGCCGCGGCTGCCGTCTCGACAACGAGCCCTGCGCCAGCGGGCTACCCGGACGCAACGGGCGATACTGCCCCCAAGTGAGCCACGCCCCGGCCACGGCCGAGGGCTCGGCCCTGCTGCACCTGGCTCTGTCGGGGGTCGGCGTGTGGCGCGTGGACGGCATGGGGCCGCCCCGGCTCGATCGAGCCGAGATCGCCCGCCGGCTGGCCGGTGAAGATCTGTGCCGATCCTCGATCGAGGAGCTGGCGGACCAATTCGAGGCCGGCTGTCTGGACGGGGCGGCTGGCAAAACCCTTGACGAGCAGGAGGACGCCCCATGGCGGTGACGGTGCGGTATGCGACGCGGGGCGGCTCCGCGGTCAAACAGGACATGCAGGCGATCGGCCAGGCTGGCGAGCAGGCCTTCGAGCGCATCCGGCGCTCCGGCCAGCGGGTCAATCCCGTGCTGCGCGGCATCAGCGCCAGCGTCAATGACGTGCAGGGCGAACTGAACGGCCTAGCCGGGCGAGCGGGCCTCGCCGGCACGGTGCTGAGCAACTTCGGCCCGGCGGGGGCCGCTGCGGGCGCGGCGCTGGCGGGGATTACGGTCGGGCTGGCCAAGGCGGTCGAGAGTTCGGCCAACTTCGAGGCGGCCATGGTGGATCTGGCCGCCGCCGCGCAAGCCACGGGCGAGCAGGTGGCGCCCGTGGGCGATCTCGCCCGCCGCCTCGGCGTGCAATATGGCGTCGGCGCGGAGGCGGTGGCGCGCGCGACCGACGAGCTGCTGCGCGCGGGCGTATCGACCGAGGAAGCGCTGGGCGGTGCGGCTGAGGGGGCGCTGCTGCTGGCCCGGGCCACGGGCTCGGACACGGCTCAGGGCGTCTCTGTGGCGGTGCAGGCCATGCAGCTGTTCGGGCTGGGGGCGGAGCGCATGGGCGACGTGGCCAACCAGGCCACGGGCGTCATCAACGAAACCAAGCAAACGCTGGAGGATTACGCGCTGGCGCTCGGTCAGGGCGGGGCGGTGGCCAAGGGCGCCGGCGTCAGCTTCGAGGATTTCAACGCCGCCCTCGCCGCCACCGCCAGCGCCTTCTTCAGCGGGTCGAGCCAGGGCACCAGCTTCAAGGTGTTTCTGCAGCGGCTCGTGCCGCAATCGGAAGAGGCGGCCGCAGCGATGCAACGGCTCGGCTTCGAGGCGTTCGACGCCCAGGGCAAGCTGAAATCCATCGACGTGATCGCCGAGGATCTTGCCCGCGCAATCGATCGCCTGACGGAAGAAGACCGCAAGGGGGTGTTGACGCAGGTATTCGGCACGGACGCTGAAACCTTCGCGCTGGCGCTGGCCGACAACGCCGCGCGGGTGCGCGAGTTGCGCGACGCCATCATTCCCGCCACCGACGCGGCCGCCCAGGCCGAGGCCCGCATGGAGGGCCTGCGCGGGGCGCAAGCTCGCGCGAAGGCCCAGGCCCAGGAGCTGGGGATCGCCATCGGCGAGGCGGGGCTCACCGGGGCGATGGAAGGGGCCGTCAACGCGGCCGGCGAGCTGGCGCGAGTGCTGGCGGTGGCGCTTGGCTCAAATGCGGATCTGGCCACCCGCAGCGTGAAGCAGTTGCGCAAGGAGTTGGACGCGATCGAGTTTTCGGGCGAAGCCGCCGCAGCCCGTTTTGGGCAGCCGCTGCAGCGGCCGGACAATGCACGCGCCGGCGCCATCCGAGAAGAGCTGCGCCGCCGGCCGGATGCGGCGGAAGGTTTGCGCCGCCGCACGCTGGCGCAGCTGTACCCAATTCAAGGTGTGTTGAGGCCTGGCTTCAGAGTGGGTGAGGACGGGCGCATCTTCCAGACCGGGCAGGCCGTGCAGTCCACTGGTGCGGCATCCCCCGCGCGCGACCTGCAGTCGGAAGCGGCGGCCGAGGAGCGCGCCGCCAGGGCGGCGGCCGATGCCGAGCGAGAGCGCGCCGAGGCTTTGCGACAACTGGAGCAGGTGCTGCGCTCGGTGGAGACGCCGCTGGAGCAGTACCGCCGCGAGCTGGCCGAGCTCACGGCGCTGCAGCAGCAATTCCCGGCGAGCGCAGAGGGGCTCTCCCGTGCGGCGGAGGAAAGCGCCCGGGACTTCCTGGAGGCCGCCGGCGAAGCGGCAGGGCTGGAGGACTCCCTGCGCGAGCTGGATGGCGCGGCCCGCGAGACCGCGCTCGACGCTTACGGGGCGGCGGTGCAGCGCCTGGCCGCGGAGCTCGCCAGCGGCGTGCGCACCGCCGAGGAAGCGGCGGCGGCCTTGGCCCAGGTCGGCGCGGAGCTGCGCCAAACCGGGGAGGCGGCGCAGGGGACGCAGGACCTGCAGGGCCGCATCGAAAACTTGTTCGGGCGCACCCGCACCCGCGAGGAGGACGCCAATGCCCAGCGCGAAAACGACACCTTCGACGTGGAGTCGGCGCTCAATGAGGGGCTGATCAGCAACCAGCAGGCCGATGAGCTGCTCGGCCGCATCGCGGACAATCACAAGCAGATTTTGGCCGATGGCCGGGAATGGCGCGACACGGTGCTGGCCGGGGCGGCCGGCCTGGTCGACGGCCTGGTGCGCGGGATCGCCGAGGGCAAAAAGCTGAAGGACATCGCCTCGGACCTGGCCGGCTCGCTGCTCAGCTTTGCGACCTCCGCGGCGTTTTCGTTCCTCGGCAGCGGCTCCGGCGGCGGCGGCGGAGGCGGCGGTTTTGGCGGCGGCTTCGGCGCGGCGCTGCAGGCCTTTGGCGGCGGGCGCGCCGGCGGCGGCCCAACCCGCGGCGGGTTCCGGTACGATCTCGCCGAAGATGGCCGGCCGGAGCTGTTCATGCTGGGGGGCAAGGGCCAAGTCTATTCCGCCGGCCAGACGGTGCAGATGCTGCAGCAGGCCGCCGGCGGCGGCCAGGCGGCTGCGGCCGCCCAGGCCGGCCGTCTGCAGATCGTGCTGCGCGACGAAACCGGCGGACGCATCGAGACCCGCCAGGAAAGCGCTGGCGACGCTGAGCGCCTGGTGCTGCTGGTGCGGCGGGTGAATGAGCAGGATTTCGCCTCGGGCTGGTACGATCCGCAATTGCGCTCGCGCTACGGCCTGACGCCCAGGGCGGCGCGGTGAGGGCGGCGCGATGAGTACGGTTTCGCTCACCTGGCCAGCCGGACTGCCGCCCTTCCAAGCGGCCAATTACGCCCGCCGCCCGGCGCCCGTGGCGGCGCGCTTTGAGCCCGAGGCCGGCCCAGTCATCCAGCGCCGCCGCTTCCGCGCCGGGCCGGAGCAGCTGCGCCTGGAGTTGCGGCTCACCGCGGCGCAGCTGGATCTGTTCTGGGCGTTCTGGCGCAGCGAGGCCGCCGGCGGCGCGGCCCCGTTCCGGCTGGCCGACCCGGTGCGGGGCGACGAGGCCGTCTTCCAGTTTCATGCGCTCGAGCCGCCGGAAGAGACGATCGACCCGCCATGGCACCTGGTCAGCTTCGTCTTGGAGCGCCGCCCCTAATGCCAGTCTCCGACGCCTACCGCCGGGAGTTCTTTCAGCCCGAAAGCCAGGACCCGCTGCTCTGGCTTTGCGAAATCTATCACCCGGAGCTGATCTCGCCCGAGCTGCCCGATGGGGTGGTGCGCCTGGTGCGCGATCACCAGCCGCTGACGCATCAGGGCCAGCTGTATCAGGCGGCCGGCTTCACCATCGAGCTGCCCGAGCAGGGAGAGGGCGTCACCGCCCAGGCGCGGATGGCGGTCGAAAACGTCTCGCGCAGTCTGGTGGCGGCGATCCGCCACGCCCGCGAGCCGGCGCAAGTGTGGCTGAAGGCGGTGCTCGCCAGCCAGCCGGACGTGATCGAGGAGGAATGGCCCGAGTTCGACCTGGTGGCCGTCACCGGCGACGTCGCCACCCTCACCGGCGACCTCGCCTATCCCGCCCTGGAGGTGGTGCGCTTCGGCCCGCTGGTCTCGCCCGCGGAATGGAGCGGGTTGGCATGAGTGCTCTTGGCATGAGCGACGGCTGGTTCAGTGACGCCGATCTCGCCCGCTGGGGCGCAGTGCCGTACCGCTCCGTCGGACGCGACCTCACGGGCTGGGACTGTTGGGGCTGTGTGGCCTGGATCGGGCGGGAGCGCTTTGGCGCGGATCACGGCCAGCTGGCCGGGGCTTACGCCGATGCGGTGACCGAGACGGATGTGGTGGCGCAGCTCGTGCGCGCCCGCCTGCCGGCCTATCAGGCGCAGCCCTCGGCCGCCCCTGGCCTGGTGGGGCTGATGAGCGTCGCCGGCGAGCGGGTGCATGTCGGCCTGGCGCTTTCGCCCCGCCTGCTGATCCACGCGCTCGACGGGGCCGGGACCCTGTTTTCCGCGCCCGGCGATCGCTGGTGGCGGCGGGTGGTGGGGTGGTTCCAGCTCGCGGAGTTTGCACGTGGCTGACGGCATGATGGCGCTCGGCCGATCGGGGCCGGAGGTCCTGGCGCCGGGCGAAGGTCTGGTGCGGCTGCTGATCGCCGACACGCCCATGAGCCCGACCGTGCGCGACGTGGCGCTGCCGGCGGGCCTCTCGATCCTGGAAATGCTGGAGCGCGCAGGCGTGAAGCCGCGGCTGGCCCGGCTCGGCGTGGTGCGGATCGACGGGGCGGAGATCCCGCGCGCTTTGTGGGAGCGGGTGCGCCCCAAGCCCGGCGCCACGCTGGTGTTCGGCGTGCGCCCCGCCGGCGGCGGCGGGTCTTTGCGGACGATCCTGCAGCTGCTGGTCGCCATCGCGGTGATCGTGCTGATCATCTTCCAGCAGTATTGGGCGGCCGCGATCGTGGCCGCCGTGGGCAATCTGGCGGTGGCGTTCATCCCCCCGCCGCGCCCGCGCGTCGATCCCGAAAGCCCGCCGACCTACGCCATCGAGAGCGCCCGCAACGAGGCGCGGCTGTTCCAGCCAGTCCCGGTGGTGCTGGGTCGCCGCCGCCATGTGCTGATGTACGCCGCCCGCCCATTCACCGAAGTGGTGGGCGACGATCTGCACCTGCGCCTGCTGCTCACGCCAGGCGTGGGGCCGGCCCAGATCGAGGACATCCGCATCGGCTCCAGCTCGATCGCTGAGTTCGACCAGGTGGAGCTGGAGGTGAGCACCGGCGCAGCCGGCGAGCCGCCGATCTCGCTGATCACCTCCACGCCGGTGGAGGAAGCCCCGCAAACCGCGCTCTCGGTCGAGGCGGGCGAGGTGGTGCGCGACGTGCCCGGCGGAGAGATCGACGAGATCAGCGTGGACATCACCTTCGCGCGCGGCCTGGTGCGCTTTGATGGGCGGGAGCGCAAAACCGCCGAGGTGCGCTTCGAGCTGTTTTATCGCCGCGTGGGCGAGACGGCCTGGCGCAATGTGTTCGCGCCGCCGGTGGATCTGACCATCGCGGCCGAGCAATCCGGCGTCGATCGCTGGGACCCGACCCCGGCCGCCCCCGAGTGGTACTTCGATCTCGATCAGTTCCTGCCCGCGCCCGAGGTGGATTGGCGCATCACGGCGCGCGAGACCTCGCCGGTGCGGCGCTCGCGCCGCTGGGCCGTGCCGCGGGGGCGGTATCAGGTGCGGCTGCGCCGCATAACGCCGGCGCCCACCGATGACAACACCATTGACGAGGCCA